AAACGATACCTACCAGATGGTGTGGATCAATTTGGTAATCATGTTGATGTCGCAGACTATGCTAGTGCAAGACGATTTCTAGTATTCTTTTTATATCTAGGGGATAACAAAGGTGGTTCAACCTCCTTTCCGAATCATGGTATGAAATCAGAATGTAAGAAAGGTTCTTTACTTATGTTTCCACCACTCTGGCCTTGGTTGCACGCTGGGGAAAAACCAATAGACAAACCAAAATATATACTAGGGAGTTATTTGCATTATGTCTAAACTATTAAATCACTTAGGTGAACCAATCGAAAACAAAGTTGATATATCTAAACTACCAACTACAGAACAAATACTTGCAGACCCAATTACAAAGAAGTTTGTGTTCTTAGAAAGTAAGGAGCATCCAGATACAACAGCTATAGGATTAACTTCTGAAACAAAATGGGAAGGTTGCATCTTTAAATATGGTGCTGTTCAATTACCAGATGAAACAAAATTAAAAGAAGATGAACACTTGCATTTAAGTTTTAAGTATGATATACTAGAGAGTAATGGGATTCCAAGAGAAAACTTTAATGAAGATTTTCAATCTCTTTTGGGAAACATATTAACACATATAATTATAACGCAGTCAGAGGTAGAGAATGACACAGACGATAGAACGAACAACGCTGAGCAATCTGGTATTCAATGAGGAATATTGTAGAAAAGTATTACCATTTATTAAACCAGATTACTTTGATGTAAAAGAGGAACGAGTTCTCTTTGAGGAGATAACAAACTTTGTTGATAAGTATAAAAAGATACCAACAAAGATATCACTAGAGATTGAAGTCGAAACAAGAAAAGACTTAACTCAAGATCAACACACAAAGATTGTAGAAATCATTCAGACGCTTGATGATACGAAAGTTGACATGGAGTGGTTAGTTGATACAACAGAAAAGTTCTGTAAAGACAAAGCCATATACAATGCAATCGTTGAGGGTATCTCAATCATTGATGGTAAAGATAAAAATCGTGAAGCAGATGCAATACCAAGTATTCTAACAGATGCACTTGCAGTATGTTTTGATAATGCAGTTGGTCACGATTACTTAGACGATAGTGAGAAACGATTTGATTTCTATCATAGAGTAGAAGAACGTATTCCTTTTGATTTAGATTTCTTTAATAAAATAACTAAGGGTGGACTCCCATCTAAAACTTTAAACATTGCACTTGCTGGAACTGGGGTTGGTAAATCTTTGTTCATGTGTCATATGGCTGCAAATTGTTTATCGCAAGGTAAGAGTGTATTATACATTACCCTTGAGATGGCAGAAGAACGTATTGCAGAACGTATAGATGCAAACCTAATGAACATCTCTATGGAAGACTTGCACAACCTACCAAAGAAAATGTTTGATGATAAGATTGCAAAGATAAACAAAAAGACAAATGGTAAACTTATCATTAAAGAATATCCTACTGCATCTGCTCACTCTGCACACTTTCGTGGATTGATTAAAGAACTTGCAATCAAGAAGTCATTCAAACCAGATATGATATTCATTGACTATCTAAACATCTGTGCATCTAGTAGACTTAAAGGAGCTGCAAATGTTAATTCTTACACTTATATCAAATCTATTGCAGAGGAACTACGAGGACTTGCCGTTGAAACTGATGTTCCAATTATGTCGGCAACCCAAACGACAAGAAGTGGATTCACCTCGTCAGACCTTGGCCTTGAGGACACATCTGAATCGTTTGGGTTACCAGCGACAGCAGACTTCATGTTCGCTCTCATCTCGAATGAAGAACTTGATGCACTCAACCAAATCGTAGTCAAACAATTAAAGAACAGATATAATGATCCAACTATTAACAAAAGATTTGTTCTAGGTATTGACAGAAGTAAAATGAGGTTGTATGATGCAGAGGTAGAGGATCAGAAAGACTTAGTAGATAGTGGACAAGAAACGCCTGTGTTTGATAAAACGGATTTCGGAAGTAATCAGTTTATGAAAAAGAATCTTGAGATGTTGAAAGAACCAAACTACGGAGACTTCAAAGTATGAGTATCGTAAATAAGGTAAAGAGTAAACCATACAAATCATCTAATGTTCATACGTTCAATATAAAGATTCCTATTGTTCAAAATGTTTTAAATATATTTACACCAGAGGAAACTGAAACTCTCGCTAACTATATCGTGAGTTTAGGTGATGTACAAAAAAAGAAAACAAATGTTAAAGCTCCTATGTCTGACTGGCATCTGAATGAAGATCATTATCTTGTAGATAGATTGTGTAATAAAGTTTTAGATATTATCTCATTGACTTCAAATGAGGAAAATAATTTTAATGCACCAAGATTTTATATACGAAGATGTTGGGGTGCAACTTATGGTAAAGGGGATTGGACTAAAGTACACAATCATGGTGCAAGTGCTTTTGGTTGGTGTTACTATGTTCGTATGCCAGAGGGTGCATCTCCAATTTGTTTTCCAGAGGCAGACTTAACTATACACCCTAAAGAGGGTGAGGTAATTATATTTCCTGGCATAGTAGAACACTCTGTTCCCCCCTCTGATATCGAAGAAAAACGAATCATGATTGCCAGTAATGTAGGAATCAAATAAACAGTTTGTATAAATATAATTTCCAAACTTATAGAGGAGATAGAAACTGGTCAAATATAGAGTTTGCTCTAAGCAAGTTCTTCAGAAAGATTTGAAATTAGTTGATGCCCGAAAAGTAATATCCACATACAATGAAAATAATGAAGATGAAGAACTAGTCTACGAGCTAGAAAAATATAACGATCCTAAACCTAAAACTTTGCAAACTGTTTTTGTTACGGATAAGGAACAACCAAACCTAAAAGTACCTATAAGAAAAAAGATATAGACAGACCTTATAAATAACATTGTAAGGAGTCTAACTATGTCTGAAAATTATTTTATGGGTCTTGATGGCTTTGTTTGGTTTACTGGAGTTGTCGAAGATCGCAATGATCCAGATGCACTTGGTCGTGTTCGTGTTCGTTGTCTTGGTTTTCATACAGAAGATTTAATAGACATACCCACAAATGATTTGCCTTGGGCAACTGTAATGCATCCAACGACAGACCCATCAATGCAAGGACTGGGTAACTCTCCATCTTTTCTTGTTGAGGGTTCTTGGGTAATCGGTTTCTTTATGGATGCAAAAGAAAAACAGCAACCTATTATTATGGGTAGTTTGCCTGGAATACCTACAAATAAACCAGATTATACAAAAGGTTTTAATGATCCTCGTAGTAGATTTTCATCACAAGTAGATTATTCTGGTGATCCATCATATGGGCCTTATCCAGTTGATGACAGAAAATACACTATGCCATCTGGACATGAGTTAGGTTTATCGGATACTAATAGACTTGCAAGAGGAGAGGATTCAGAAGACCACAACTCACTTATAGATAGGAGAGAAAATAGACAAACAGATATACCAATTGCAACACAACCATATCTATCTACAGTATCAGATGAAGCAGTTCAAGAAACTCGTAAAACATTTGAAGAACCACATCCAAAAAATATTTTAGAAGATGCAGACCCATATCCGTCTGCACAGTATCCTTTCAATCATGTATTTGAATCTGAGTCTGGACACATAACAGAAGTAGATGATACGCCAGGTGGAGAAAGAACTTATCGACAACATAGTTCTGGAACTTATGAAGAAGTTGTTGCAGATGGTAGTAAGACAGTTAAAGTTATTGGTAATAATTTTGAAATGATTATTGGCAACTCAAATGTATATATTGGAGGTAACGTAAATCTTACAATCGGTGGAGATGTTCGTCATCTTATAAAAGGTAATTATCATTTAGAGGTAGATGGAAACTATACACAAAAGATACATAAGAATATGAGAACAAAGATTGGTGCTGGATTTATAGGTGGAAACCTTGAAGAAGAAATAAATGGAACACACTCTTTTAATATTACTGAAGCTGTCAAAGGTCGTATCGGTAAAGATGTC